CTTGTGAACCACCCGGAAATGCAATACCACTTGATACTTCTGTACCATTTGGTGGTAACGCATTTTCTGTTAAGTATCCTTTAACTTCTGGGTATGTTGGTTCAGCCTTAACTGATGAAGCGTCTGGAGTACCGTCTGCATCACTAGCATCTACATCAACTTCACTAGCGTCTGCGCCGTCTGGATTACCTGGGTATCCGTCTGCTGTTACTGGTGCTTGATATATAAATGTTGTGTCGTAGCCTGATTTTGGAACTTCATCTTCTGCACGATCAACGATAGCATCGTTAATTTCAGTGTACTGGTCATAGGTACTCAATACATCTGCGATCGATTCGTCTGTATTTTCACCAGCTTTAATATTATCAATAAGATCTTTGTATTCTTGACTGTCAACCAATGGTTGTACTTTAACACGCCATAAGTGAGGATACCAAGTTGGCGCAAAGCCTTCAGCGGCTCTGGTAGCATCTTGTACTACATAATATCTTTTTAATGCACTTGGTAAGTCGTCATCTATTGGATAGTAGTCTTTAAGGTGTGGTAATTCCATAACATCACCAACCATAATTTTACGACCTAGTGTTTCTACCATATCATTTAAATGGAATACCATAAACATAGTATCGCCAGTTAAGAATAAACCAAACTGTGTTAAATCAAAGTCATTATCGTTTATTCTATAGATACTGCGTAGTTGATAAACATCATGATCGTATTTTCTATCACGGTTTTCTAGGAATAATAAATCTTGTATGTTTTTTACACTATCGTTTAAATAGCCTGGCTCTGTAGGACTAACATCATTTCCGTCACTGATAGGACCTAAATACTTGTGAATATGTACATCAGTACCACCCACAGTAAACATTTCTGACATTCTACGGTCAAAAAACTTGTAGTCATTTCCCTTATTTGGGCGCCAAAGGCTTAATCGTGGCATTTGTATAATCCGTTATTTTATCATAGTATTTATCGATATTGACACCCTAGACAATTGAATGTATAATTACTATTATGGAAAATAAAATTGAAACAAGTTTAGACTGGCAACAGGTAAGATCTAATCTTATGACCATATTTAAGGATAGTTACGAAGTAAAACAAACTATTGAAAGAATGGATAAACATATTCAAACAATAAGTATTGAAGAAGTAGAATGCCGTCGACATAAAAAACAAACAAAAAAACATAAATTATTAGTTGACGAATTTAATGAACAACTTTATAATATAGAAAAACTAGCAACATTTGGTGCATTAATAAAATGAATATGGTTGACAAAGTTAGAATTGCACTTTACACTATAGTTATATTTGGTACAGCTTACTTTGGAATGATAGAGTATTTAAAATGGCTGAACCCATATAACATGAAGGTAGAACAAAACCCAAAACAGCACGACGGCAGTCAGGACTTTCAAGGCTTGAGAGATTGGGAAAGTAGTATAGAGCCGGCACCTGATGAGGACGGTGTGCGTAGATATTTAGGTCCATATGAACTTTATCAACATGGCAAACAGGAAACAGAGGACAATGAGCAAATATCGTTGGACACAATCGAATTACCCGTTGAGTAAGTGGGAAAAAATAAATATTGCTCGACAAATAAAAAAACTGGCAGAGGATATATGGGAGTTAGATAATCTAGAACCAATAGACGATACTAGCGATGCAAAACTTCTAATAGATAGAATTAAAAAGGATTTAAAATAATGGCAATAACAATTGACGGCAAAAAACGGAACGTAAAAACAAAAGCCGCTAGAGGACCAATATCTAATAGCGAACCTAAGTGGGAAGGTGCTAATGAATGGTCAGGAGAACAGTTTAATAGAACTAAGCACTATGCCTTTGAATACTATAGAATGGAAAGTAAGTCTGCTCAATACAAAAAATGGGTGATGTCGTGGGTTAATGAAGATACCAATTGGAAGAAGCATGGCAAATCAATTGCTAAACACAGTGACAGTCGGTTTATACCAACACTAGGTGCTGTGTGTAGAATGTTAACACTAGGTATGCCAATTGAACATAAAGCATATAAAGATTATTGGGAAAGTTTACCCGGAACATCAGGAGACTTAACTAGTCCATTAGACTTTATTAATAAAAAATTAGAAGAATTGCTAGTTTCCTCAGAAAATGTGTTTGAAGAAATAAAAGAAACTAAAAAAGAAAAAGCACAAACTCCTACAATTCAAGATCGTATGAATGAAATTGCTAACAAACATATTTTACATTTTGAATTGTTTGAAGATCAATTAATGAATGGCGAAACAGTAAACGACCCTAAAGCATTTGAATACCTTAAAACAGAAAACTGTCCGCAAGCCTTAATTAAAAAGATTAGTGCATTTTTTGAAGTACACAGGCAAGAACTAATAGAAGCCAAAGCAGGACAAGATGAGCAACTAAAAGAAGGTTATAGTCACTATAAAGCGGCAGATTACAAGCGGTTTGAGGCGTTTTATGCTAAATTGTTTGCTGATCTAGAAGCTTATGCACAAGTCAAGAAAGCAACAAAACAGGCAAGAGTACGCAAAGCACCAGCAAAAGAAAAAGTTGTTGCTAAACTAAAATATCTCAAAGAAGATAGCAAAAGTAAATTAGTATCAGTAAATCCTGTAGACATATTAACTGCAGAAACACTGTGGGTTTATAATACTAAAACTCGTAAGCTAGGAAAATATATAGCTGATGCACATGCTGGCACACTAGGTGTTAAAGGTACTAGTATTGTGGGCTTTGATGAAACCCAGAGTGTACAAAAAACTCTACGTAAGCCTGAACAACAGTTAAAAGACTTTAAAGGCGCAGGCAAAATACAATTACGTAAGTTTATAGAATCAATCAAGACAACTGATACCAAACTCAACGGACGTATCAACGCAGATACTATATTATTGAAAGTTATCTAAAAAGAAACATAAATACTAAAAATAAAAGGTATTTATGAATGGCTACATTAAAACCAAATTTAACTGCAAATCTAGCAATACAATCTGATAATCTATATGAAGCAAACGTCGGTAGTGGCGCTGGTCCTATCAACTTTGATTCTAGCAGTTTAACAACCAGTACTGAAAAAAGAAACGAAATTATAAATTACGTCCGTCTAAGACTGGGTGATGGTATAGTTGATGTTGAAGCTGATCAAGAACATTTTGATATGGGAATCAAACAAGCCTTTAATCGATATAGACAACGTAGTTCAAATGCCGTTGAAGAAAGTTATGCCTTTTTAGACATTTATCCAGAAACTCAAGAATATATCTTACCACAAGAAGTAATAGACGTTAAACAAATATATCGTCGAGGTATTGGTAGTACCACTGGCACCACCGCCAGTCAATTTGAACCATTTGCTACAGGATACATTAATACTTACATGCTAGTAGCAGGTAGAGTAGGTGGTATGGCAAACTACGAATTGTTTACACAATATCAAGAAATGGCTATGCGTATGTTTGGCGGATTTATGAACTTTACATGGAATAAAGTAAGTAAAAAATTAACATTGGTTAGAAAAATCCCAAGCATGGGAGCAAATCCATCAAGTGAAGCATACGAGACAGTTCTATTGCACACATATAATTATAAACCTGATGTAATGTTATTAAATGATCCACAAGTATATCCGTGGATTCAAGAATACGCTTATGCTATGGTTATGATATCCATAGGTCAAGCACGTGAAAAATTTGCTAGTATTGCAGGACCACAAGGCGGTACAGCATTAAACGGAACAGCATTAAAACAAGAAGGGTTTACACTTCAAGATAAATTAGACTTAGAAATTTCTCAATATATGGATGGTGGTTCACCTTTAACTTGGTTGATTGGTTAATCAGATTACTTGACACTCTCCTATATATTAGTTAAAATATAAGTTCACTCAGGAGAAATTATGTCAACTATTATAGGTATCTGCGGTTTCATGGGCAGTGGTAAAGACACCATTGCTGATTATCTAGTTAACGTTCACGGATTTAAAAGAGAAAGTTTTGCCAACAGTCTTAAAGATGCTGTAGCGTCCGCTTTTAATTGGGATCGTGAAATGCTTGAAGGTAGATCAAAGCAGAGCCGTTTATGGCGTGAACAAGTAGATGCGTGGTGGGCAGAACGTTTAGACATGCCCGATCTTACTCCTAGATGGGTCCTACAATACTTTGGTACAGAAGTAGTTCGTAACGGATTCCATGATGACATGTGGATTGCTAGTTTAGAAAACAGACTAGCACAATCAACAGACGACATAGTAATTACAGACTGTCGTTTCCCTAATGAATTAACAGCAATACGTGCCGCAGGCGGACAGTGTATTAGAGTTAAACGTGGCCCTGAACCAGACTGGTATGATGCGGCTGTACAATATAATAAAGGACCTAAGCGTAATATGACATGGGCTCTAAGCAGAGGACAACTAGAGAGTAAAGGTGTACATCCTAGTGAATATAGTTGGGTAGGACAAGAGTTTGACGCTGTTTTAACAAATAACACAACACTTGATGATTTATATAATAAAGTAGAGGACTTGTTTGATTTTAATAGTCAGGAACAAGATCGCCCTGTTTCCATCCAATCTCTTCACGAGCAACTACATACTGACAGTTAGAACAAATTGTTCTAAGATTAAAAGGATCAACATTATTTAGATTTCCATCTAAATGATAAACAAATAATTGTTCTTTATATTTGGCTGTAAACCCACATTTTTCACATGATGTTTTCTTACGATATCCAGAATCCATCCATCTGGGTTTAGGTGATTTAATACCTCTTTCCAACCGAATACAATGACTACAACGACTGCGATAATGCGTTATATTCACCTTTTTATAGTTAATAGCACACGGTCTTTTGTGGCATGCCTGGCATAGAGGACGGTTTTTCATATACTTATTTATATGGACCTTTGCAAAGGTATCTTATAGGCTACTTTTTAGCCAAATATCATAAATATAATAAAGTATTAATACAATAATAGTTTCGTTAAAGGAATAAAAAGATGGCACTCATATCACCAGGAGTAGAGGTTAGCGTAATTGATGAAAGTCAA